CTGTAACACCAGCAGCCCGGAGGAGATCATACAGGATGCTCCACAGGAGCCCGGAGAGGCCCCTCTGGTGCCCGAGGTGCCAGAGACTAACGACCCCTACGCCCGCCGCATCGTCGCCATAGGGTTGGCTCTCCGGGCCTCTGAGGCCATGGTGTGGGAGGGTAATGAGGGCATCCCCCCAGAGAGCCTCCTGAAGCTCTCCAAGGACTTCCTCGACCTCATCGAGAGTGGCAACACGTTTCCCGAAAGGACGGTGACGCAATAGACGACATCATCTTCGCTGACTGCGAGGGAGACAACTTCCTACAAGACCTCTCGACCATGTGGACCATCCAGCTTTCTGAGACCGTGGATGGTCCCGTGGTCGTCTATGCGGACCAGCCTGGGTATGAGCCCATCAAGGCTGCTTTGGATCGTCTAAAGCAGGCCAAGAAGGTGGTGTTCCACAACGGCATGAAGTTCGACCTGTTCGCCATCGAGAAGCTCTTCAAGGGCACTCTCACCCGTGACCAGATCGTTGACTCCCTGATCATTGCTCGGATGGTGAACTACCAAGGTCGGCACTCACTCGCCGAGATTGGTGAGGCGCTTGGCTTCCCGAAGATCCACTTCACGGATTTCTCGAAGTTCTCCGACAGCATGGCCAACTACGGTGCCCAGGACGTTCGCATTCTACAAGAGGCCTGGAAGGGTAAGAAGGGCAAGGTCATTCCCTTCGGTCAGTTCTACACCGCATATCAGCAGGCGTGCGACCTAGAGTTTCAGGTCGCCTACGTCATCGCCAAGCAGGAGCAGCACGGCTTCCGCTTCGACATGGACAAGGCCCTCAAGCTAGAGGGTGAGCTACGACAGGAGAAGATGGACCTTGAGCGAGAGCTTCAGGTCCTGTTCCCAACGAGGACCTTTGAGAGGTACTCGGAGAAGGTCGTTGACAAGATCACCGGGAAGCCCAAGCGGCTGGCCGATGGTGTTGACGTGTTCAACCCAGGGAGCCGACAACAGATCGCCGAGAGGCTGATCCAGAAGTACGGCTGGAAGCCCCGGGCCTGGACAGACGGCGGGAAGACCGCCAAGAAGAAACCCAAGATCGACGAGACCATTCTCGACGAGCTTCCCTATCCCGAAGCCAAGGCGATGTCTCGGTACTTCGCCCTTGAGAAGATGCTTGGCCAGCTGGCTGACGGCGACGGGGCATGGATCAAGGTAGCTCGACAGAACAAGCATGGTCACTGGTATGTCTATGGCGCGGTCAACACCCTTGGTGCCCGTACCACCCGCATGGCCCACTTTGGTCCCAACATGGGACAGGTCTCCAAGAAGGACCCCCGTATGCGGGAGGTCTGGCTTCCCGATCCTGGGCATGTCCTCGTGGGCATCGACGCCGAGGGTCTAGAGCTTCGTATGCTGGCTCACTTCCTCGCTCTCTTCGACGGCGGGAAGTACGGCGAGTTTGTCCACTCCGGGAAGAAGGAAGACGGGACCGACGTTCACAGCATCAACCGGTACGCTGCGAAGCTCTACCTCCGCGACAGCGCCAAGACGATGATCTACGCCCACAACTACGGGTGTGGAGACGCCAAGCTCGGCTACATCGTGCAGGACGACGCCAAGGAAGCCGGCCAGTCGGTCCCATCTGGCTCCGCTTCGTCCATCGGCAAGGCCCTCCGCAAGAAGCTCGAAGCGGGGATTAAGGGTCTCGGTAAGCTGATCGGGAACGCCAAGGCCCAGCACAACAAGTTCGGCTGGATGCGGGGCCTCGACGGTCGGAAGATCTCCTCTGCCTCCGCTCACTCGGCTCTGAACACCCTGCTACAGGGCAACGGGTCCATCGTGATGAAGCAAGCCCAAGTTTGGTTTGACAGGGAGGTCGAGAGGCGCGGGCTCGATGTCCGGTACTGCGCTACGGTGCACGACGAATTTCAGGTGTCATGTGCCCCTGAGATTGCTGAAGAGGTAGCGGAGATCGGAAAGCAGTCCATCACCGAAGCTGGGATCATTCTCGGAGTGAGGTGCCCTCTGGTCGGATCAGCGGACATTGGGAACAACTGGAAGGAAACTCACTGATGGCTAAGATTGACCAACTTCTAGTTCTACTCGGAACCGATCGCCAGGACTGCGTTGAGTTCGACGGCTCCGAGAGGGGTGGCTACGGGGGCATCAGATACGAGGGGAGGATGCAAGGGGCTCATCGAGTGATGTGCCGTATGGCTCATGGAGAGCCTGCGGACCCTCTTCTAGATACCCTACACTCTTGCGATAATAGCTGGTGTATAAATCCAAACCATCTCAGATGGGGGACCCACTCTGACAATATGCGAGAGAAGGTTTTACGGCGTCGGTGTAGAACCCAGAAACTGACGGCGCAAGATGCACTCTCGATCTTCACCAGACGGGGAGAGCCACAGAAGGTCCTTATGAATGAGTTTGGCGTAGGTCAATCTCACATAAGTCAAATTCAAAGAGGCAAGATTTGGTCTCACGTCACGGGGGCGGATCATGCAAGCATGGCTTGACGCGGACATCCTACTCTACAGAGCGGCGTCCTTCTGTGAGGACGAGTTCGACGGGGAGCCTTGTGCCGACCTCAATCAGGGCATCGTCCTCTTCGACGACTTCCTACAGAGGTGGCTCAAGGACCTCCCTGAGGTCACTGACTACAAGCTGGTCTTCACCGTGGGCCGGAACTTCCGCAAGGAACTCTACCCCGAGTACAAAGCCAACCGGAAGGACTTCAAGGTCTGGCCCGGTCTCTGGGACCTCAAGCAGGAACTCCTCGAATACCTCGCTTCGGAATACGAAGACGGGATCGAAGCTGACGACATCATCGGTATCAGGGTCACAGAGGACCCGGAGAACCGTATCGCTGTCTCAGCCGACAAGGACTTCGCCACGCTGCCCATCCGCCTGTACGTCCCTCCCAGCCATGGGAAGGCCAAGGGCGAATGGTACTCCCCGAGCCCAGCTGAAGCGGACCTCTACTGGTTCCGCCAAGCCATGATCGGGGACACCGTGGACAACTACAAGGGTATCCACGGGATCGGCGATGTGAAGGCTGCCAGGATCCTGCCCAAGGAGGCTCCCGTAGGGGAACTCTGGGGGGCCACCAAGGCTGCGTTCGCCAAGGCGGGCATGACCACCGACGACGCACTCATCATGGTCCGACTGGCCCGTATCCTACGGCACGGGGACTACAACTGGGACACAAAGGAGATCAAGCTGTGGGACCCATCTACGAAGACGTGAATTCGGTCATCGAAGTCGGCGACTGGGTGACCTGGGGGCTCGGATACAGCGCCCACAAGGTCCTCTCGGTCAACACTGACAGCCTCACCGTCACCACCTCAGGCTTCGTCGTGGAGACTGGTGAGGAGTACTTCAGTGGTTTCCAGGAGACCGGCAAGCTGTCCATCGCTGCTGAGGATCTTCGTGTGGTCCAGAAGGCCGAGACCCTGACTTTCGACAGCTTCCCTGCCGAGTGGGATTACGACTTCCAGCCTCTGGCTGGTGATCAGCTGGTGGGTCCTTCGGACTTCCCTGAGGAACTCCCGGCGTTCGAGTACCGTGACACCACCGAGACCCTCGTGCAGACCCGTGAGGAGACCCATGGCTTCTTCCTGAACACCGCCCGTGTGGCCCAGGACCTCAAGGCAGTCCTATTCGACGGCGTAGGACCGGGTCACTACACGAATGTCGAGGCCGAGGGCCTCAGCATGATCTGCTCGAAGCTCTCCCGCATCGTCGCCGGTGATCCCGACTTCAAGGACCACTGGGACGACATTGCGGGCTACGCCAAGATGGTCTCCGACACGCTCTGATGGATACCGAGTACTGGTCCTTCGAGTCGCCCAGGACCATCGAAGTCTGGGAGTTCGAGGATGACCCCCTGCCTGAGCCGTATGGACGGGCTAAGGGGGTACCAAGGGAGCCCATCGGTTTCCGTGTCCAAAGGGTGGACACCAAACCGCCGCAATAGGAGAGAGTATCCTCAGGGGTCTCTCAAAGAGGCAGACCAAGGTCCGGTAAGGCTATGTGCCGCCGGATGACTGGGTAACGTGAGGGTTGGGTCGTCCCCAACCACTGACAGGGGTGAGCTTGTGACAGGCGGGGAGAGACCCGCACAACCATTCAGGAATACCCCGATGCTAGGGCCTTGGGGATCGTGCCGTGTGTCCCCTAGGACCCTAAACCTGACGCCGCGTAAGAGCGTCCCCGGAGGCTAGTAACCGGGACCCCTATCAGAGGTCTGGCACGGTGCTGGGGAGCCCTCCCAAGGTGCGACCGGGTGATGCCGCCGCGATGACAAAGTCCTCAAGAGGGGTTCGACTCCCCTCCCTCTGATTACCCTTAGACCAATCCAATGGAGACACCAATGGCTACTTACGAAAACTGGGGCTGGGATGTCTCCGAGGACGGACTTGAGATTTACATCCTCGGCTCTGAGATGCCTGTGACCGTTCTCGACGACGCAATGATCGAGGACATGGTCGAGGAACTCGTCGAGGACCTCAACACCTATGAACACTCGAAGGACCCAGAGGACCTACAGAAGTGGATCGCCCTGAGGGGGCAGCTTCGTACCCTGGTCAACGAGATCAACAAGAGGATTGAGCCGTGAGCAAAGAGCTAGTGGCCAGGGTGAGGCTCAAAGAGGGCGTCGAGTACGATGACCTCTCTGACCTGAGGCTGACCGTGTGGGGGCAAAACCACTACTTCACGGCTGAGGGCCACACCGAGGTCGAAAGTTGGAACCCCGAGGCCCGTGTCTGGGATGTGAGGAATGTCGAATGATCCAGTACATCGTCTGGGACACCTACACCCGCAACCCGTGGGTGTCCCACAGAGGCCGTGCCTCCTGGGCAGGCCCCGGTCACGCTGTCGCCTCCTGGGAGGCCACCACGGCGAAGAACTTCTACAAGCAGCGCCGGTATCAGGTCCACGAGGCTACCCTTGTCAGGGGGCTTCTGGTGGACACAAAGGAGGTCAAGTGAAGGTCACATTCCTCGACCACATGGGTTCCGATCTGGAGGTCGTCAATGACGCCAGGGTGAGCTTTGGGAAGGTCTCAGAGTGGGGCCGCAACCCTAGCTGCCCTCTCTGCCAGGAGCAGGCTGGACATGACTGTGGATACCTCAAGGAAGGTGACGCCAAGCTCATCCAGTTCCTCGCTCGGGGATGCACCTCGGGTGACTGGGATGACACCCTCACTCGGTTCAAGTTCGCCTCTGAGTTCTTCACCTGTGACGAGGACGTGTCGGATGCCCTGAGGGTTGTTCGCAACATGCCCACCCATTGGACCCCCTTTGGGCAGCAGATCGTCAAGCTCCACATCAAGGCCCCCATCTTCGTTGCCCGCCAGTTGTTCAAGCACTCGGTAGGCTCGGCTGGTGGGGACATGACGGTGGAGAACGAGATGTCCCGTAGGTATGTCTCGGAGACACCAGAGTTCTACTTTCCCGCCAACTGGCGTGAAGCCTCGTCCGACAGGAAGCAGGGCTCAGGAGGTAGGCACGAGTACAGCGGAGACTTCATGCTCGAAGCCTCTGCGGTCTACTGCAAGGCGCTGCTCGTCTACCAAGAGATGATCGAGCGGGGCATCGCCCCTGAGCAGGCCCGCATGGTCCTCCCTCAGTCGACCTACACCGAATGGCGCACCACGGGGTCCCTCTACTACTGGGCCATGCTCTACCGTGCGAGGTCACGTTCGGACGCTCAAAAGGAGGTTCAGGATGTGGCCCGGCAGATCGCCGCCATCATCGAACCTCTGTTCCCCGTCTCATGGAAGGCACTGACCACATGACCATCTGGCTTCTGGTGACCATCCTTCTTGGTGTCGCCACCATCTACGTCCTCATGGAGTACGCATGACAGCAACCTTCGAGGCTTGGCCCAAGATCGGTCGAGCCAAAGGGTCCCCTCTGACCGTCACCGTGACGGAGAAGATCGACGGGACCAACGCCTGTATCATCATCGAGAACGGTGAGATCACAGGCATCCAGAGCCGCACCCGGCTCATTACCCCGGAGAGCGACAACTTCGGGTTCGCACGGTGGGTCATGGACAACGCGGGGGAACTCGTGACGTGGCTCGGCGATGGCCGTCACTTCGGAGAGTGGGCTGGTCCCGGTATCCAGAAGAACCCCCACAATCTCCTCCGCAAGACCCTCTTCCTGTTCAACACCCAGCGGTGGAACCATGCGGGTCTCGGGGGTCTCGGCCACCTTGGCGTCACCACCCCCAAGGTCCTCTACATTGGCCCCTATGGTGAGAACCTTGTGAGGGACCTGATGGAGACCCTGAAGCTCGACGCTGAGGATCAGGGATACGAGCCCGAGGGTATCGTCATCTTCTGGCACTGGTCCCGTACCATGCAGAAAATGACCTTCAAGAACCCTGAGGGGAAGTGGGCGGAAGCAGCATGATGGAGTTCCTCACCCGAGTGGACGAGGTGACCGCCGAGTTCAACCGCATCTTCGGCAACAACAACGCCACCGTCTACGTCACCCTGGTCGAGGAGGAGTTCAAGGAACTCGTCCAGGCCGTCAACGACGACAAGCGGGACAACACCGTGGCGAGCTTCGCCGAGGTCCTCAAGGAGTTCATCGACCTGTTCTACGTCGTCGGTGGGTTCTATTCGATCAAACCCCACAACCCCACCGAGGTGATCAAGGTCGTCACTCTGATGACCCTTGCCGCTCCCATCTGCGAGAAGATCTTCGAGGGTATCCCCACCGAGTATCTCATCGAGTGTCTCGAAGAGGTCCACCGTTCCAACCTCTCCAAGATGGTCGATGGGAAGGTCCTCAGGAGGGACGACGGGAAGGTCATGAAGGGTCCCAACTACTCCCCCGCAAACCTGCTGCCGATCTCCGAGCAGCTGCTAAAGGAAGGTCGCATCTAGTGCGTTACACCGTCAACGGGGCCAAGGTTGCCCTCAACACTTTCATTGTCTTCTTCACCGGCTACGTCATCGTGGTCGCTGCCATCCTCAGCGGCTGGGTCATGAACGTACTGGATCTGGTCTACTGGACTGACCCGCAGTCGGCTCTACTGGTCCTCAAGGTGATCGGCGTCGTGCTGGTGCCCCTGGGTGGTCTCCTGGGGTGGGTCTCGTAGAGGTCGGACACCAAGCCGCCGCATATTGAAGGCCCACAATCCGGCCTCCTTTGGACTGTCTAACGGACACACACAACTTCTCGAAGACCCGGAGGCATCCGGGGGCTCCTGCACGGTAAACGACGTGCAGCTAGGGGTATGCTCCCTGCGAGAACGCGACCAGACCTTGCACCCGCTAACCGTCCCTCCGGGGAAGGCTCTAGTCTCAAGTGGTGGTGGTCAACCGGGCCGGTGGTCAGTGTGTGTCCTTTAGACGGTCCAAGGGAGGCCCTTTTTTTCACTCAAGGAAGACTAATGACTTGGAAGTCCGAACGGAACCCCATGTTCCGCAATCCGTTCAGCGAGGCGATCTTCTACCAGAAGTACGCCTGGGGTCCCAAGGACACCTGGGGGGATCTCGCTACGAGGCTCGTCTCTGACGTGTGCCTCGACTACATGCCGATGGATGAGCAGCGCCAGCTGCGCCAGTACATCACCGACCTGAAGTTCATCCCTGGTGGACGCTACCTCTACTACGCCGGTCGCCCGAACCGGTTCTACAACAACTGCTACCTCCTGCGGGCCGAAGAGGACAGCAGAGAGGATTGGGCAAACCTATCATGGAAAGCCGAAAGCGCCTTGATGACTGGTGGCGGTATTGGAGTGGACTACTCCGTGTACCGAGGCGAGGGTGCGACTATCCGCAGGACTGGAGGCTTGGCCTCGGGACCTATAGCGAAGATGCTCATGATCAACGAAATCGGTCGGAACGTTATGCAGGGTGGCTCCAGACGTTCGGCTATCTACGCTTCCTTAGCTAGGACCCACCCTGACGTACTGAAGTTCCTCGCTGTGAAGGACTGGCACAAGATGCCGGTAGGCACCTCGGGGTTCTCCCTGAAGGACATCAAGCAGCAGGACTTCAACTTCCCTGCGCCCCTCGACATGACCAACGTGTCGGTGAACTACGGGACGGACTGGCTGAGGTCGGAAGAGCAGCGGACGGCTGATGGGGAGCTTCTGACCGCCTTGGATTTCAGAGGTGACCACACCGACGAGGTCTTCAAGGCCAACGTCCGTCAGGCCCTCATGACCGGCGAGCCGGGCTTCAGCTTCAACTTCTTCGAGAAGGAGAATGAGACCCTCCGCAATGCCTGTACCGAAGTCACCTCCGAGGACGACAGCGATGTATGTAATCTCGGCTCCATCAATATGGGACGGGTTGAGACCCTACAGGAGTTTCAGCGAATTGTGGAGCTTGCCACCAAGTTCTTGGTCTGTGGCACTCGCCGGGCCGAACTCCCCTACGCCAAGGTCTACGAAGTCAGAGAGAAGAACCGCCGTCTCGGGCTGGGCCTCATGGGGGTCCACGAGTGGCTCCTGAAGAGAGGCTACCGCTATGAAGTCAACGACACTCTTGCTGGATGGCTCGATGCCTACCGAAGTCACTCAATGCTCCATGCGGAAGCTTTCGCAGGGCACCTGGGTATTTCAGCACCCGTTGCAGCCCGAGCCATTGCCCCTACCGGCTCAATTGGTATCCTGGCTGGAACTACTACTGGCATTGAGCCCCTATATGCCGTCGCGTACCAGCGAAGGTACCTGAAGGGCAAGGAGTGGCACTGGCAGGCTGTCATCGACGGCTCTGCCCAGCAGCTGATCGACATCTACGGGTTGGACCCGGAGAAGATCGAGAGTGCTGTGGACCTCGCCGCTGATCCCGAGAGGCGCATCAAGTTCCAGGCCGACGTACAGGACTACGTTGACCAGAGCATCTCGTCCACGATCAACCTCCCCGCCTGGGGAAGCGATCTCAACAACGAGGACAGGGTGGACAGCTTTGCCGCCACCCTTGCGAGGTACGCCCCGAGGCTCAGGGGGTTCACCTGTTACCCTGATGGGGCTCGTGGGGGTCAACCTCTCACGCCTATGGGATACGGGGAAGCCAAGCTGATGGAAGGCGTGGAGTTCAAGGAACACGACATCTGCCAGATCAGCGGTAAGGGAGGGACGTGCGGTGCCTGAGGAACTCCTTTCCGCCATCTACGAGGTCCGTCGTGAGGTCCTCGCCAAGACCGGTCAACTGGTGTCTCTCAAGGAGGCGGGGTTGATCTGGGTACAGCTGCCCCCAGGACAGAGGTGGTTGCACAACTATGGAAGCTGAGGACTACCT